ATTGGTAAAAACCTGCGCTGGTGTCGACGCTTGGATGAAGCTGAGGAAAGGCGGCGGGAAGGACGTGCGATGTTACTTCTCGCTATATGCGTTGTACGTGGGCGTGCCCTCGCCGTCGTAGAGCGCGTGGAAAGCCGTTTTGTCGCGCGCGATCGCGTGGAGTTGACGGCAGACGGTAAAGATGTTGATGTCGAGGTCGTATCGGTCGTAGACGGCGTTAGCGAGTTCTATGAGAACCCACTCGACGTTGTAGTGGCGCGTGTGGTCCATAAGCGAGACGCGGATGGCTTCGAGGTGCTCGCGATGAAGAATGTCTTCTCGGCCAAGCGAGACCATAAGTCTCACAGGGTCGGGCACGAAGGCGGTGCGCCCATGAGAGCGCACGATAAACCGCGAGCAAAAGTACTGGCTGTTCTTGTACTTAAGTGTCTTTACCTCGAGGTTAAACGCTCGTGCCCAGAATTGCTCGTCGATCACGATGTTCGTGCTGCGGAACTCTCGAAAGTTGATGGTGTACGCGTGGCAGGCCATGTCGCGCCAAGTGTTACCCAGCCAGGTGATGGAGTCGCCTGATAGCTGGGTGAAAGCTATTTCGAGCTTGAGGCCGGTATCGCGCGAGTAGACTTGTACGAGAACGTGCGAGTCGTACCACATAGTGGAGTAGTAGGAGGAGCAACCGAAATGCTCCATGACGGCTTGCTGGAGGAGGATGTTATCCTCCTTCATACTTTTGTCGTACTTGCTCTTGTCATCCTCGACGGACTCAATGCCGTTGTCGAGTATCGAGTCATCGCCAGAGAACGCTGCAAAGCAGCCGTATAGTTCGTAGCAGCATTGGACGCGGCGGGCGAACTCGTCGGTGGACATATCGGTGTACATTATGATCCACGGTAGAAGCACCGACGTGAGACGTCTCCTCACCTCGATGAAGATGGGCGAGAAGATAGCGTTCACGGATTTTTCAGAGTACACTATGGTCTGCACCGTGTTGTACGTGCTCGCGGCGAGGGTCTCGAGCTTGATCTTGGGTTTGCGTTTGAGTCCCAGATAATACCTACACAGAAGTTGAAGGTGCGTAGGGTAATCGGGCACAACGTGCGCGAGTGCGCTCATGGGCATTTCTTGGCGAACGAGCCAGTCGTTAACGCC